GTGAGTTTGATCAGTTTTCTGGTTAAAGCTCTTTGTTTTAATTTCTTCTCTTATAATGTTTTAGTCAAGCATTATAAGTATGTGTGACCAACAGTTTTATGTTTAGGTAGTATTTTTGATTTATAGATTATTTATTATTTTAGATAGTTTTAATTGATTTAGGGTAAGTAGTTAATTTTACACGTTTTAATTGATTGTTTTGTAGTTTAATAGTATTTGTTATTTTAATTATATTAATGCTCAATTTTGTTTCACTTTTATTTCTTTTGTAAGTTATTGATGTGCTGAAAATAACCTAACCGTTTAAGTAGCCACATTAGTGAGGTGCAATCGTATATAGTTGTAATATACTATTTTTAATAAAAGTTTATTTTTGGTTGAATATATTTAATGTATTAACCGGGTTAATTTTTCAGAGGAAAAATCAGGCCCACACCACTACCATGTTAATTAGACAATATAGGCTAACGAACCATCATTTCTTTTTGATGATTTTAGCAAACACCATCGGCATTTTTAGTCATACAACTGTTATAGTTTCCTGAAGTTCATTGCAGCCCCCTGCATGTTCGTATACAAAGCTATAATGGAGCAAATTTAGTTAAAAATGGCCTGTGTTTCCAAACCTGACGTCGTTCCGAATTAACCAATTGTGGATCAATGTGTAATATGAAAGTTGCTTCTCCCCAGTCTACCGCACAAGACTTTAAAGTGCTACCAAGTCAGTGTAATGACTTTAAAAATACACAACAAAGTGAAGTAGTAGATGTTTGTAGTCATGACAGAGCCCAATTTAATCATGATGTTTATGAGTATTCTCCACCAGAATATGACGCAATTGATAATAGTGAATATCATTATAGTAAAATTAGGAATAAAAAAGTAGATTGCCAACCACGTGTTTATAGAATATATTATCCGACAAATTCAACAGTTAGAGAAGTGAGTAAGAGGGTTTTTGTTAATGCAAAAGGCAAAACTATTTGTATAAATGGCGAAGTTTATAAAATTATAGGTTTAAGTTCAAAACATGAAGCAAACAAAGTTAAGAAAAATCTTCAAGCTTTCCAAGGACAATCGATAAATGTTGTGAGTGGTATGAAAACAATTATAGCAGGTTTAAGTGTATTAGGCAAAGCTTCTAGTTTAAAAATTAGCGAGTATTCAGGTTTAGTTTTAGATATGACGTGTTTTTTATTAGATTTAACAAAAATGGTGCAAGAGCAATTTTCTTACATAAATTTAATTTCTATGCTCATAAATTTTTATAAAGTCGTTAATGGCTTGAATGGATTTGTAGGTCAGGGATTAGATGCATGTATTTTAAGTGCTGCATCTTTGTTTATGCCTAAAGACATTTTTGAAATGTTAAAGAGAATAAACGTTTTTTCTAATGTTAAATTTTTTGACGATCCAAGTATGCTATACTCGTTGCTCGACACAATTCTCAATTTTATAGATATGGTTATCAGTAAATTACCTCTTGGTGATGATTTTAAAAAAGACATTTCAGAGTACTTCAATTCTTTTCGTGATTATGGAGTTTATTTTAAATTTAAAAAAGTTTTATTAATGGCTGATAAAGTGATTGCACAACCTCGTTTATCAATAGACCAAGGTTTTCGTTCAACTTTTCGTATTTATAATAAGGAATTGGAAGACAGTCCACAGTATTTAGAATGGGTTAAAAGATCCAACACATTGAGTGAAGGTAGAGCTAAAATTAAAAGAATAGAGAAAATATTTGCGTCCTACGAAAACGCATTAAGGGTAGAGCCAAGCTGTTTTGTTTTTGAGGGGAAACCTGGTACTTTAAAATCAGTACTTATGAATAACGTAGTGTCTAGTTTAAGAGAAGCAGTGTATTATCATAATGTTAAAAGTGTAATGGATGGTAAAGATTGGTATGATTCGTATAATAATGAATCAGTTTTTGTTATGGATGATGTTGGTCAACAAGGAATTAGTCAATGGAGAACAATTATTAATATGGTTTCTCCCGTTAAATTACCGTTAGATTGTGCTGAGGCATCATTAAAAGACACCAAGTTTTTTAATAGTGACAAAATTTTAGTCACCACTAATAAATTTATCAATTTAACAGGTTTATCTAAGAGCGATTGTATAGACGAAATAACAGCCTTATGGCGAAGAGCGTATGTTTTTTATTTTGATTGTAAAAGAGTTGGAGGGCGGTTAAGTGGTGCTATAAAGTTTATGCATTTTACGGGTAATACTAGTGCCATAAATTTAACCAGTAATCCAGGTATGAGTAATTTCGCAATAGGTTTTCCTAGTGATGTGAGTGATTATTTGATGGAAATTGGTTTAAAAATAGGTGCAACAGCTGTCCTTAATGCCAGTGATGAAGACCAGTTAATAAAGGTATCAGCATGGATGGCCGATATAGTTAAAGTAATTTCTGTAGTTAAAGAGAAACAGCGAGAGGAGAATGATATGTCAACGAATTTGGAAAGTATAGATAAATATAGAAGATTTTTAGGCCAATCAGGATACAAAGAGCGCTATCATGACGCTACTCATCATGGAGATTCTTTAATTAATTCTGTCATGGGAGTTTATTCTACCGACAGTGATTCAAGTAGTGATAGTGATGATATTGATTATAATCGTTACGATGCATATCTTGAAACCTTGCATAAAGAGCAAACACCTAAAATAATTCCTATTTTGAATGAAATTGAAGAATTAAATCCTAAAACACAAGCAGGATTTATGTCTTATATAGGAGAGGTTGTTAATGGGATGTATGAGTATATTGGCAAGTTGGCTAAGACATCATATGAAGCTGTTAAAAATTTAAATTTTTCTTTTCAAGATCCTAAAATTTTAATATGTTTTGTAGTTACTTTTATGGTATCAATTATAGCATCAATACTTGCAGAAAAACGTGAAGCTCGTAAAGGGTTATTTGTTGGACAAGTCGATTTACACCCATCATTAAATCATTTAGCAAAGCAGGTTTTTCGTATGGATATTCATAATCCCGATGCATCTATAGAGACTCACGGTTTAGTTTCAGGACATTGTATAGTTTTAAACTCTCATTCCGTTTTAGGAGATGAAGTTTATGTTACTATATATAAAAACAAGGAAGTAAATCATATTTTGTATGATCATTGTAAATATAAAGTAGTGTACAGAAATAATGACGACGACGTAGTAATATTACGCAGTACTGTAAATATGGCAACTCCGTTTAAAAATTTGTCTAGACATTTCAAAATAAAACCAGTAGGAGTAGTTAATATGTCAAAAACATATTTAGTTAATACCGAGATAACCCCACTTCATAGTATAGCAACAAGCTTTAAAACAACAGATAGTTGGACGTTTAAGTATAAGAACGGAATTCCTGACTTTGTAGGACAATTGTGTGCTGAAAAGGATGTTTTTTATAGTTTTCAACGTCCAGGAGCATGTGGTAGTGTAGTATTTGATGTAGATAATGGTGTTTTGGGCATGCATTCAGCAGGAAGCCCAGCAGTAGGAATTGGAGCTGCATTGTTTTGGTCTAACGAAACAATTAATTTAATAGCTAATACGTTAAAGGAGGATAACCAATTTTTGTTAAGTGAGGAGATTAGCCATAAAGATATACCAAATTTTAGTGGAATTAAAATTGATAAGAAAGTCTTTTTGAGTACTCCTTCCTGTTCCAAAATTATACCTTCTCCTTTATATGAGGCGTTTCCTATTAGTCGTGTACCAGCTAATTTACAAGTTTTTGGAAAGCATACGATAAAAGATGTCGCTAAGAAATCTTTTAGCTCTATAGGAGACGTTAATGATAATGAAATTGAATTTGCCGCTAAAGTTATAGATTGTGTAATAGACCAGTTTGACGTTATTCCAGAAGAAGAAATAGTTAAAGGTAATGAACTGTTAGCAGGTTTGAATAAGGACTCTAGTAATGGTTATAAAACTCAGAAAGAAAAAAGTGTGTATATTGACTTCGAAAATAAGTGTTTTACGCCAGTTTTTAAGGAGGAATTAGCGAAGTTAGAAGAAGATATCGAAAGAGGAAACATAACATTGGATGATATTATGTGGGTAGAGTCGTTAAAAGATGAACTTAGATCAGTTACCAAAAATGGTGTTCCTCGTAGTTTTAGAATAGCACGCATTCACATACAAGTTTTAACTAAAAAATATTTTGGAAAGTTCGTTGAAAATTTAATGCGTACTAGGAAGTTTCATGGAATTTCTGTAGGTATTAATCCGTTTAGAGAATGGGATAAAATTTATGATTCTATTGGAGTAGCTAGAGATAAATCGTGGGCAAATGATATTAAATTTTGGGACGGTAGTATGTTAGCTCAAGTTCAAACCAGAGTAAATGAAATAGTTATGGGAAAGTATATTGGTCCAAACCGCCTAGTAGCAGAGTTTTTATTAAATTGTCTCGTTTATACTGTTGTAGGTGTTAATGATGATGTATATATGACTAATCATTCCATGCCCAGTGGAAGTTTTTTAACTGCGATATATAATAGTTTAGTGAATAAATTTTATAAAGGTATGTGGTATTTTCGTTTTTCTAAGAAGAAAACTGTTTCAGGTTTCTTTTCTGACATAATTGATTTAGTTTATGGAGATGATACTTTGAATGCTTGTTTAGTTAATGATGAGAACTTAAATGCACTTACTATGTTAGAGTTTTTTAATAGTATCGGTTTATCGTGTACAACATCAACTAAAGGAGTAGTTTCAGAAGCATATGAGTCTTTTAAGGACATTACATTTTTGAAAAGATCCTTCAGATTTCATCCGCGTTTAAACAAAATAGTTTGCCCTTTAGATTTAGATACTATATATTCTTCATTGTCTTGGTATGATTCGACTAAAGTTATGGATGACGTTTTAAGAGATAAAATGCACAGTTTTCAAAGAGAAATGTATTTACATTATGATATATGGAAAGAGTCAGTAAATAAATTAGAAGAAGAGTGTGAAAAAAGGGAAGTTCAGTTTGTTCGGTTAACTGAATCTTATATCCAATCATTGTATATTAATGAACCGGACGAGTGGAAAGAGTCTAGCTATTCCACATCTAAATATATGTAGATTGTGTGTGCGAAATTGCCTTCAAATTCTCTATCTAAACTTTCTTAAGGGAAGGGTCGATTGCATGTACATTATTAATAGAAAAGTAAATTTAGCTACTTAATTAATCTATAGAGTAGCATCTTATAAACAGATTGCAAGTATAAATAATAATAATAATAATAATAATAATAATAATAATAATAATAGTAAAAATATGGAAACAAACGATGACATTTTGCCTTCAAATTCTTCATCCACTCCATCTTCATTGTTGAATAATAATATTACTCCAACCAATGTTTTGTCAGCACCATCTGTAGATGAGGTTAGTGCTGTTAGCGCAAACTTTTTCTCATCTGTTAGAACTAGAACTTTAGTAGATTCAGGACTTACTTATGACGCTAAACCAAAAAACACTAGCATTCCTGAACAAATTGGTATGGATTTTTCACGTATTTTAAATAAGCCATTTTTAGTTGGTAAGTTTAATTGGTCAACGAGTGATACAAGATATTCTAGCCCGTTAGATTTGTCTTTACCATCTGCTATTCTTCAAAATTTACCATGTGGTGCTTCATTGCGTGTTCCTTTTGATGCTGCAGCCTTATATAGAGCAAATCTTAAAATAATTTTACAGGTATCTGGCACTCCTATGCATCAGGGAACTCTTTTAGTTACTTCTGTGCCAAAGGGTTGTTCTTTTTCAACTCTTAGCGGTGATCTTGCTTCCAGAGTTAGTAGTTATATGGCCGCACCTCATACTTTTTTATATGCTAATGGCTCATCGTCAGTTTCTTTAGAAGTTCCTTTTTATGCCAATACTAAATATTTAGCTACAGATTTAAACCAAACAGCTTTAACAAACGACGCGTATAATGGAGATTTTGCTAGCTTGAGAGCTATAGTTTTAAATCCACTAGCCCCACCTTCTAATGGTAACAGTACTTTGACTGTAGCTATTTATGTTATGTTTGATGACGCACAGTTTTTTGTTCCTCATTCTGCCGTTACGTTTGTTGCTCAATCAAAAACAATCAGCGGATTAATAGATGGTTTAACGACTAGAACCAAACAAATGGCCGAAGATTTTATAGATTCGGCAAGAGTTGTTTTGAGAGATTATACAGGTTTACACAATAAAAATCATCCAGTACCGATTAACAAGATGATTACCTCAGACAGAAACAATTTTAATTTAGTAGATTATGATACTAACTTTGAAAAATTGGATCCGTTTTCCGAATTTACAAGAGTGTGTGCTGAGCCTTTGTTTGAGACAAAGCAAGATGAAATGATGTTATCGTATATATTGAGTAAACCACAATATTTAGGAACTTTTAAAGTGAGTACTTCTACTGTTGCAGGGAAAGTTGTTTGGTCAAGACCTATAACTCCTTTGCAAGAAGCAGTTATAAGTGGAGAGTCTGTACAGTATTCAACACCATTAGGTATTTTAGCTTTACTTTCCAAATATTGGAAGGGATCGTTAAATATACATATACAAAGTAATATGACAAATTTTCATTTTTGTAAATTAGTGATAGCTAGAGATTACTCACCAGTACACGCATCTTTAGAAAAAGTTCCTTTATTGGATGACGTAGCAAATTTGTTGGTAGAAAACATAGAATTTTCAGGCGGTGGCCAAGTTCAAACTGTAGTAATGCCTTATATGTCAATTTTTGATCAGTTAGAAATTACAACTGATTATCCGCTCAATGCTGTTCAACACGGAATGTATTATATTTACCTAGATCAACCTCTTGTAACTAACGGAACAGTTTCCAATGATGTCGAATTTAATGTTTATGTCACGGCAGGAGACGATTTTCAATTATTTGGTTACACTTTAAACAATTATAATATGAAAACATTAACAACCCCACGTCCAGATTTTGTAGGTCAATCGTTGTTAAATACATCAGCTTCGGATGGTAGTTTAATGGCTAGGAATGGTAAAGTAACTGAACCAAAAGTATTCAATGACAATTTTCATCATAATTCCAGTATTAGAGACTATATTCGCAGATTCTATCCTAGTTTACAACACCCTCTTAGTATATACCCATCAACACCCATTTTCTTACCTGTGTCTGATTTGTTAGGTTTAACTTCACATTATTCAGAAACTTACACTCCTTTAGATATTATAAATCAATTGTATTTAGGGTTTACAGGTGGCTTAAAATTTAAAATTAGGTTAAATGGTGCAGCAGATGCCAGCGTGATGTTTATTCCGCCACAGATGCGTTTATTAATTGAAACTTTAGGTTTCATTAAAACTGTACCATCAAACGTTTTATTAAGTACTATTGATGTAGATACTACACTTGCCAATACTTCCGTATTAGAATCTACAAGATATAATGGGCCAACCACTTATCCAACAGTAGCGATAGAAACTAGCACAAAACCATTACTAACACCTCTCGATAATTCAGTTTTAGAAGTTGAAGGTGTTTTACCTAATATGTCTCCTTTTAGATTTGTAGGAGATCTTAAAAATCATACTAATGATTCTGTTCAAACATATACTAGTAATATAGATTTAGGAACTTTAGTAATTAGTATTATTCCCACTAAAATAGATCAACCAGCAGTTGGAACCATTTTTGTTGCTTGTTCAGATGAAAGCAGATTTGGTTTTCAAGTTACAACCCCAACAGTTTTTATAAATAATTTTGCCAGTGTATCAGGACCGCATTTACAGTACGTCTCAGCAAATTCAGATTATGCATCTATTTATGTTCCTTATTCCAACCCCCAAATTAGAGCACCAGCGTGCTATATCACTAACATTTAATTTTATATTTTAGTTTTAGTCACGTAGTCAGGGGGTTTATAAATATGACTACGTTTTTTTTTAATTTTAAATATTTTTAATTTTTCTAATACTTTTTTAAGTTTTTATACTTTTTTAGTTTTTCC